CTTAAAGTTCCTCGTCTTGTAGGAACAACAAAAGAACCTAAGACTCGTATTTGTTTAGAAGTCTATGGAGGATTATATGTTAAAGTTGCTAACTATGCTAAGTGCCAAGATGATACTCCATATTTAATTTTTAGTTATGAAACTCACTACGTCAATGCTCTAGAATGCTATCCTAAGCTAAGAGAAAAGATTCCGCATGGGGGATGGTCTAATACTGGAGTTAATGATCCTTATGAACAATATGGAAGATTAAATACACAATATCGTGGTGAATTCCCAGATGAGAATGTAACTGTTAAAAATTGTTGGCTCCGTCCTGCTAGTTTTAATATATTATCAGAAGAAGATTATGATAAGTTAAAGAAGAAGTTCCCTAATGGAGCTAAATTTATAATGGTTAATGAAGTTCCTGCTCATTATGAAGATGAATCATTAGATGACCACTGGACATTAACTCAGAACCCTATGTCGGACTTCCTAAATCATGATCCTCTTGGAGAACTATTAACGAATGTTCAGGATATTGTTAATGATCTTATTTCATTAACTCTCCAGACTATTGAGCATGGAATTGCTCAGACATGGGCTGATCCAGCCGTTGTTAATTTCAATGCACAACGTCAAATGGAGGCAATGCCAGGAACAATAACCCCAACTAAACCTGTTTCCGGCAGCCGCAATCTTAGTGAAGCTTTTCATACTTCACAAACTGCTTCTTTATCTCCTGAGGTATTTAACTTTTATAGAATTATTCAGGAACTCGGACAATTCGTTTCTGGAGCACTTCCAAGTATTTTTGGTGGCAGTGCTGGAGCCGGAAGTTCTAGAACAGCCAGTGAGTATGCAATGTCTAAGGGAATGGCATTGCAAAGGTTACAAACTCCCTGGAGGATGTTAACTATTTGGTGGAAGAAGATATTTGGTAAGGTTATACCGATGTATATGAAGAATATGGCTGATGATGAGAGAATTGTTGAGAAGAATGACGCCGGAAAGTTCATAAATGTTTTCATTAGAAAAGCCGAAATGGATGGTAGAATTGGTAGTATTGAATTAGAACCAGATGACAAACTTCCTGTAAGTGACGAGCAAAAAGCTGATATTATAATGCAGCTAATGCAGATGAATAATCAGGAAATTACAGCATCTCTATTAGATCCTCAGAATCTACCATATATTAGTAAAATTATTAAAATCCCAGAATTCAAACTTTCTGGTGAAGAAGATAGAGAGAAGCAGTATGAGGAAATTGATGAACTTGTTAACTCTACTCCTATTCCTCCTTCTCCTGAATCTGTGCAATTATATCAACAGGCTGCTGCTGCCGGAGACCCAAATGCCGTAGCACCTGAAGAACAATCATCTGTGGAAATTGATACTGACGTAGATAATCATCAAGTTGAAGCTTCTATTTGTAAATCTTGGCTTATCGGTTCTGCAGGAAGATTAGCAAAGAGAGAAAATCCTGATGGATATAAAAATGTATTACTGCATATGAAAGCTCATTTAGCTATTATTAATCAGCAGATGCAACAGCAACAGCTCCATGATGATCAAATAACATTAGCTGGAGCTAAAGATAAACAGAAAACTTCAGATGTTTCTCCTGGACAGGTTCCAGCAGCTAAGCCGAAACAATCTGAAAAAGTGAGTGGAGAAAATAATGCCAGAACCCCTGTCTCCTGAAAGCACTAATAAGCTACCACAAGCGAAGACGGCTGATGATATTAACGATCTATTTAAAGAGATAGATAAAGAAGAACCTCAGACTCCATCTGAAAAAAAAGAAGCTAAAACTAAAGAGATAAAAGAAAAAGAGATAGAAGAAGAACCTGAAGAAGATGATGAAGATTTAGAGTTAGTAGAACCGGAAGAAGAAATTGAAAAATTAGATTTAGCTAAGCCAGATGAAGATGTAGATATTGAAGCTCCGCCTAGAAAGAAAGAAATTCTAAAGGAATATCCAGAACTATTTAAGAAATTTCCATTCTTAGAAAAGATGATGTATCGAGATAGGCAGATTACTGAATTATTTGGATCTTTTGATGATGCTAAAGAAGTAGCTGAAAGATCAGAAACATTTAACAATTTTGAGAATCAATTGTTAGCTGGTAATACTGAAGAAATTTTAAGGGAAGTTAAAGATGCTGATGAGAAAGCATTCAATATCATCGTGGATGATTATCTTCCTACGTTAGCTAAAGTTGATAAAGAAGCATATTTTCACGTGGTTGGTAATTTAAATCGGAGATTAATTATGGAGATGGTTCAAGAAGCTAATGACACAAATAATGATGACTTAAAGCAGGCTGCTCTACTCGTCAATCAGTTCGTTTTTGGAAGTTCTAAATTCACAGCTCCTACTCTTCGTGTAGATAAGACTAAAGTTGACAGTGCTGAGCAGAGCGAAGCAGAACAAGAAAGACTTTCTTTCGCAAAAGAGCGTTTTGAGAGCGCTCGTGATGATTTACAATCAAGAGTGGATAACACTCTGAGAGCAACTATATCTGACTATATCGATCCTAGAGGAAATATGAGTAGTTATGTTAAGAAGAATGCAGTTGCTGATGCTATGAGGATTCTTAATTCTTCAATTGCTTCGGATTCATCTGTAGTTAAAAATCTCGATAAGCTCTGGAGAGCTTCATTTGAATCTAAATTCTCTAGAGAGTCTCTAGGTAGGATACAATCTTTTTATCTCTCTAAAGCTAAAAGCAATCTTAAGAACGCAATTCTAAAAGCCAGAGCCGAAGCTCTAAAAGACTCTCGTCCTAATGGACGAAAAGATGAAGAAGAAGACGAAACTGAGGTTAAACAACCTCAAAGGAAGATCGCAACTGGCAAACCTAGCCAACCAAGAGGTAAAAATGAAATGAGAAAAGGAGAATCAGTAAACGATTTTTTCATGCGAGACTAGCATGATTAGGAGTTGACTATGCCAGGTGCCGTTGTTGAATCAGTTGTAGCCGGAACTGAGCTCGAAAGAGTTCTTCCGAAAGTAACAACTGTATATGAGAGTGACGATACATTTCTAGGTAATATTAAAAAGCGCGATGTTGAAGTAGTTTCATATCGTGAGATGAGAGCACCTATGGAATTACGTCCAGGTGGTAGATTCCAGTATTTTAATCCTGATGGTGGAGATATGGGACGAGGCGGCGGTCCTGTTTGGGACAAGGCTGTTCTTAGACCAGTATTTCTATCAGAAAATATTGAATATACTAAACTAACTCAGTGGTCTACTGATGATCGTCGTAAATCTGTTATTAATGCTGTTCGCCGTTTAACGGCAGGAGCAACTGTAGAAATTAAAAGACAGTTAGATGCTCAATTACAGGGGACTGGAACTGGTCAGGTAGGAACTATTAGCACTGTTGCTACTGCTGGTGGAGTGGATACTTATACTTTAGATTCTGAATTTGGAGCTAGATTAGTTCGATATGATCAGGTGGTTCAGGTTTATGATGCTACTTTAGCAACATTTAGAGGAAAAGGTGTTATTACCTTATGGGATGTTGAAAATAAACAGATTCAGGTAACTCCATCTATTGCTGGTGCTATTGCTACGGATGTATTAGTTGTTGATGGATTATCTAATCCTACTGCTTTACCTGGATTGTATGGTGTTCAGTATCATCACAGTAATGCATCTACTGGCACATGGTTAGGTTATGATAGGGCTACGACTCCAGAAATTCGATCTAATCGAGTTAATGGTGGAAGTGCTGCTCTAACGTTGCCTTTACCGAGGTTAGCTATTAATAAGATTGGAAATAGAATCGGTATCGATAATAATTTTGATCCTGTTGCTTGGACGCATCCTTGTCAGGCACAGGCTTATGAGGAAATTGGTCAGTTAATTTCTATTATCCATAAAGCACCTAAAGATGAAAATCTAAATTTATATTTTGGTGATAATATGCAACTTGCTGGTGCTCCTATTAGGCAGCATTTTAATTGGTCTAAGAAGCGTATTGACTTTGTAGTTAGTTCTCTTTGGGGACGTGCTGAAATATTGCCTATTGGATTCTACACATCTGACGGTAGACGTATTTTTGAATTAAGAGGAGCTTCTGGTGGAGTAGCCGCTGCTGATATCTTCTATATGGTAGTTGGATTTCAGACATTTGTGCTGAATCCGGCTGGCACTGCTTATATTGACTCGCTGGCTATCCCAAGTGGATACTGAGGAGAATAAATAATGGCACTAATGGATTCGCTGTTTCAGCAACTTTCTACCGTTCAGGATAATACTCAGCCTACTCCTCCTACTATAACTGCAGCTGCCACAATTAGTCCAACTACATTCCTTACTGTTCTTACTGGTAATACTGCTGTTGGCACTATCAATCCTCCTACTACAGGTGTGCATATGTTAGCTATTGTTCCTGGAACGACTACTGGTTTTACAACTGGTGGTAATATCGTTGGAGCGACAACCACAGTAGCTAACAGAGCATATTTGTTCTTGTTTAACCCATTACCTGATGCCGCATTCACCACAACTGGTGGACACTATTTGCTAGTTTCCTCAACGACTAGTTAGTAATAAATGCCAACAAGACAACTCCTTCTTGATAAAGCCCAGTGGATATCTGGGTGGATGTCTATGAAGGAGTTGTCTTTCTTAGCGGAGATATCTAATGAATTAAAAAATAATAGTATTATTTATGAGATAGGATCCTACTGTGGTAGGAGTACCCGATCTATAGCAGATAATAGTTTAGATAGCTGTAAAATTTATTGCGTTGACCCTTGGGATTTTAGAATTCCTACTTACGATGCTAATGGAAATATTGCTGAGATGATGATAATAGATACTATCACATATCAGCAATTTTGCCTCAATCTTGGTGATCATATAAAGTCTAGTAAAGTAATTTCAGTTAGAATGAAGTGGGAAGATTTCATTCTTACTAAAGAGGCGGATTTCATTTTTATTGATGGAAATCATACATATGAGGCAGTTAAACATGATATACTAAAGGCTATTAAGTATGCTAAATCTGGCGGTATAATCGCTGGTCATGACTATAAAATCTTTGATGGCGTTGACATGGCTGTAGATGAATGCTTTCAAAAATCAAAATTTTGGGTGAGAGAAACGATATGGTGGACAAAAAAATCCTAGTCGCTCTAATAACGGGAGAATACATCAGACAAGCGAGTTTTCTTCCTTCTTTTATAGGATTGCAGAGACCTCCAAATTCTGTAACATCTACAGTTCATGGACAATCTCCAGCCTCTGGTAGAAATGAAGTAATAAAACAAGCATTAGATAATAACTGCACTCATATTTTTTTCATGGATGATGATATGGTTTTTCCTCCTGATACACTAATGAAGCTGATAGCTCATGATAAACCTATCGTTTCTGCATTATATCTTCTCAGATCATTTCCTCACCGTCCAGCATTTTTTGATAAGGCATACTCGGATGGAAAGTGTAAATACACTCCTTTAACTAGAGACTTAAAAGGTTTAGTTAAAGGTGTTAATGCTGGCTTTGGAGCCGTTCTCATATCAACCGAAGTTTTTAGTAAACTAGAACAGCCATACGTTCGTTTAGGAGAACTTGAAAAAGATGGCTGGTGTGATGATATTGGGTTTTTTAATCGCTGTAGAGAAGCAGGATATGATATTTGGTGTGATTTAGATACCCCAGTAGGACATATGACATCTTCTGTAATATGGCCTGAAAATCTCGATGGAGAATGGTTCACTAATTATAAGCATCCAAGTGGAAATGTTAGAATAACTCAAAATATTCCTACATTAGAAGAAATAAAAGAACAAGAATTAGCTCTTATTAAATAATCAATTTCTCTGTCTCAATCTTGAGATCGAGCTTAGCTCGGGAGAAAAGAAATGCCTGATCCTGGTGTTAGTTCCTGGACGCCCATTAATATGTGGGCAATGCTGCGTGCATTAATTAATAGCAATGTTCCTATTTTAACTAATGCTGGTGCTCCAACATCTGGAACTAGTGGAACATATGTAGGTCAAGCTGGGCCTGGGGCTTTATTAATTGATACTACAAATGGAGTATTATATATTAATTCTAATACATTACTTAGTCCTACCTGGACTCAAACCACTAGTGCTTTTTCCGGCACCGGTCCGGCTTCTCCTGGAGTAATTCAAGTTGCTACAGGACAAATTAGTCCAGCTAATATTATTGGGACTGGTGTTGGACAATTAGGGCATGCAAATGGAGTAGTTCTAGTTCCAGCCGCTCCAGCTAAAGCTATTAATGAACTTATTTCTTGTGTAATTGCTAATGATTTTGGAACTGCTGCTTATACTGCTGGTGGTAACGTAACAGTTAATATTAGTGGCGGTGGTGCCGCATTGACTGGATTAGTAACTACTACTGCTTTTATACAATCTGCTGCCGACGTAGTTGTCGAACTAGTTCCGTTAGCGGCAACGAGAAATATCTATACGACAGCAAATGGATTAGCTCTTGTTAGTTCAATTGCTCCAACTAATCCGGGCACAGCGGCTGGAGTTTTTAATTGGGTGTGCTCATATAGAACTATTAATGCACTTGTAAATTAATGGGCGCTTTCAATTTTATCTCTAAGTTTCTTCATAAAAGAAAGGTATGTAAAGAAGATAAAAGAATTAAAAAGATTACTGACGAACTTAATAAATCTGCTGATAAACTCATTGAGGCTGAAAGAAAGGACAAAAATGCCCGCACAGGTTCTCACTGAACTCGTCTCAGCCACCGAAAAAGCAAAAGGAGCTATGGAATCAGCTACGGTTGTAATTAATGGTATTTCTGCTCGTATTAAGGCAGCTATTGATCAGGCTGTTGCTGGTGGCGCTTCTACTAGTGATTTAGAACCAGTTCAGAAACTTGTTAACGACTTAAATACTGATGCTGATGCTTTGGCTGCCGCAGTAGCAGCTAACCCATAAAGGAATTGAGTTGGGCTGCTATTGTGGCTGGGAAGGCATTTCTGATAATCTTCATCAGTTGCTATGAAGATTCAGGATGTTGTCGTGATAGCAGCCCTCTTTTAGGAGAAAAAAATGGAAG